CTTCTTTTTCTCTTTAATCTTTCTGTTATCATGCCAATCAACACAATAATAATAGTTTTCTATCTTTGGATTACCATATAGTTTTTCAGCACGAAGTGTTTGCACTGGAATATGATACATCTTCTTTATTTTTGTATGTGTATCATCCCAATATACTTGAAATGCTGCATTACCAAACAATTTCAAATCAAACGATACTCTTTTTAAGTCCTCTTGTGGAATTAACTTTTGTAATGTTTCGTTAAAGGCTTCATTTTTAGAATAAACACCTTTACCAAATATTAAATCAGCAATACCTTCAACCGATGCTGCATTAGTTGTTGAAACATTAAATGCTGCAATTATTGCATCAAAGAAATCATCTTGTCCATAAACACCAAATGGTATCCATGTGTAACGAGTTCTCGTATCTTCCGTAATTATTGGAAGTTGATTATTATTTACATTTACAATTGCGAAATTTTGTTTTCCTTTCATATTAGTTCATTATTATGTATTTGTTTTCACTTACGTGTGAAGTGATTGGAGGTATTTGGTTTTCATATACGGATTTATCTATACTTTGAGATGCATATACTTGAACTGAACCTCTCCATATATCAACACTACCTGTTGGAGTTCCATTATATAATACTGCACGATATTCAGATGCAACAATTGCACCACTTATACTTGCAGTAAATCCTATATAACTTTCGTATCCTTCATAAGTTATATCTGTCATTGAGGCAGTAAATGTTTGCAATGTAGTCATATCAGTCAAAGACATTGTAAATTCATTCAATGTAGATGCTGTTGGCTGTGTGCGAAAGGTATATGAGTTGCTTTGTGAGATATAATAACTCTGCATTATCTATAATTTATATAATAAAAACACCACTTTATCTAAAAATAGTTATGACAATAAAAAAACCCCACTCGTTTGAGTAGGGTCTAATATTTTAAGTCATAATATTATTTATGAACCATATACAATAGTTGGTTGTGTTGTTAAACCAGCGAATGCGTTATTTACTGTGCTTCCAGATAAGAAGTAAGCCGGTTCTTTCTCTAAACCTGTAAGAGTAATTGAGTAACCGAAAAGGTCACCTAATGCTCCACCTGTTTGAATAGTTCCTGCAGTTACATCACATCCTTCTTTGTTACCCACTAATAATGCTTCACCATTTAATGTCCAAATTACTATCTTTGGTCTACCGTATGCCATCAATTTTAATTGAGTAGTCATTTCGTTAGTTAATTTCTTCAAATTCAAAGTTAATTCTTGTGAAAAGAATGTAGTTCCGTTATCTCTTGATGAGTTAACAGTCTCTGTGTAAGAAGAGTTACCTTTAAGTTCATAATAATATATTGAACTACCACTTGGGTTTCCTAATGCTGTTACTTGGTCATTTCCGCCAACTGTTGCAGAACCTGTGAAATAGTTTATAAAGTATACACCTTGTAAACCACCTACTGACTCTTTGCAGACTTCTTGTCTACCAGCTGAAACTGTGCATTGTCCTGATGTGTAAGCCATATTATTAATTTTTAGTTTTGTTTGTTAAATAGTGGGGTGAGTATTTCATCACCCCATATTAATTATTTTTTAGTAAGCTCCGTAGTAAACGATGTCTTGACCTACACCAAACTGAACACCAGCAGTGTATCTCATGATAATTCTGTAATTTTGAGAACCATCAATGTTAGCCATATCAATCACTTTTACCTCGTTTTGGTCTGACATAAGTCCCGTGCCAAAGAATAAATTACTCTTTTGTGCTGCCACCATTTTAGAGTCAGTCATACCTGGACATAATACTAAATCAATACCATTGAAATTGTATGGTTTTTCACCGATTACAAATCCATTTTGGTAACCATTAGCACCAACATTAGCCAATGTAGTTCCAGTTGAAGTTAAACCAGCAGTTGCTAATTGATAAGCTTTAGCTACATTCGTAGGAACATAGATAACTAAATCTTGCTTACCATAAACTGTGTTAGGAATAGTATCAACCATTGATTGTAATTTTTGGATTACATTCGCAGAAGTTACACTACCAGAGATGATTGCAGAAGAACCACCGGTCAATCTTGCAGGTAATACATCCGTTGCACCTGCTACTGCTACTGAAGCAGATAATAGAGCTTGGAAACCTTCAAATTGTCCATTAGTTGAACCAACACCTGCCCAAATAGATTGTTCAATAGCTTGAGCTACATTACCACCTACATAAGAGATAAGGAAATCGTTGAAGTTCTTTGGAATTTCGTCAAACGCAGAGAAACCTAATTGTAAGGCGTTCCATGAGTCTACGAATTGTTGCTTACATAATTGTAAGTTAACTTGGAACTCATCAGGAGTAATTACTCTTTCAGAGATTGATGCTGTTGCAGTTGGATTGAAATCACAAGATGCATCAGAGATTAAAGAAGATAATTCAAGCTTTTGGATAACGCTTTTGAATTTTACATTCGGCATTATCGTTACTAACTTCTTATCCAATGTGTTTGCACTCAATAACGCTGCTGCGATATAGCCAGATGCTGCTTCACCTGCATAAGATGAGTTTGCTATTTCTGGTTGAGTTGCGAATTTTTGAATTTTGTTCATGTTAATTCGTTTTTTTGTTTTTTAATTATTTTAATTATAAAGTTTAGATAAGAAAGAAGATTGTGGGTCTTGTAATTTCTTACCATAGTTTTTTCTATTTGCTTCAAACTTCATGATAGTATTTGTGTCTTCAATTGGAGCACCATCTAATTTAGGTAACTCTTCTTCGTCAACTTCAGCCATTTTAATACCATCTACTTCTTGAGCTACTTCTGATGATAATGGTGGCATCATTGCTTGTTCCATGTTCATCATTTTCTTTTCCATCTCTTCAATTCTGTAAGCCATTTTCTCCATCATCTTTTTCAAGTCAATATTGATTGTGCCACTTTCTTCACTATCATCTTCCATTGGTTCACCATCCGTTTCAGGCATGTTAGGGTCAACTTCATCAGTTGTTTCAGCCATCTTTAGAGTTCCTGATGTTACTTGACCTTTTAAGTCAGGCATCACATTCTCTTTGTCTTCGTTACCAACTGCAGGGATAGGTTCTGTCTTAACCATATCGGCATCAACATCAGCCATCTCAACATTTTCTCTTTCAACGATTTTGCCGTCTTCAGATTTTACTTTTAATAAAGTTTCGTTTCCTTCTGTGTCTTTCAACATCAAATCGTGGAAACCATTTGGAGCTGGAGATTTTGTTCCATCTTCTGAAACTACAAACAAGTCTTCACCAACATCAAATGTTGCAGACTCTACAATTGTTCCATCAGCTAATTTAGCGTAAGTCATTTCTACTTCATCTTTTGATAAAAGTCCTAATATCTTACTTAATACTGTTTTTGAGTTCATATTTTAATTGTTTATATAAGGTAAAAACACCTTTTGTTAAAAAAATCGTTATTTTAATTTATTTCTTCTAAAGTATTTAATATAGTATCATCTGCTACATCTATTGTTTCATATATCCATCCATTATTTAAGGCTGTATAATATGTTGTAGGATTAGCATCTACTATCAATTCTTTATCTTCTTTGGTTAATTTGAATACTTGCATAGTTTATTTATTATCTCATTCTTGCTATAATACCATTATATTCTGCTAATGCAGTTGCCGTTGCAGATGGAACATTTGATGCAGTCATTTTATATAAATTTGTTCCTTGTCCAAAGTAAATATGACCATTTACATCCATAACACACCATTGTAAGTTTTGTTGTGCGACTGTAAAATAACTAACAGAGTTTGCAATTGGATTATAAGTGTAAGCATTGTTTGTTCCAAAAGTTGGATTACCAAACACATATATTAAACCATCAGCCCCCATGACAGAGGCCTGTGCTCTAATATCAGTTACACTTCCTAAAACGGATGTTCCTCCATTTGTTGATGGTGTTATTTTCCATATATTGCTTGCACCATATGCTGGGAATGTATAAGCATATCCATCATAGTGTGTGCAGACAGTTCTATATATGTCAGAAGTATTTCCTAATGCAGATACAAATTCATTAGTATCAGTATTTGCATTCCACACGTGAAGACCTCCACTAGAACCTCCACCACTTCCCATATAAAGTTTTCCATTAGCTGCCATCATACCTGTTAAGGTATCACCTTGACTATTTACTGGACTTAATGATGTAGCAGTATTGTTAAGAGTATCTACTTTGAACCATGTATTGTTTGAAAACCAACCATTACCATAAATGTATCTTCCATCATATCCTGAACCATAAATGCTACCATAATTACCTGTTACTGGATTTGCAATAGATGCAGCTATGGTATCTGTTAATGTATCAACTACTACAATATATCCATTTGCTACAAAATATACACATTTACTAT